GTACAATGGTAATGTTCGGCGGAACAACTGCACCTCCGGGATGGTTATTTTGTGATGGGTCAGAAGTTAGAAAATCTGACTATAATGATTTATGGTTATCTATAGGATTTAACTTTAAAGACGCTTCATTAGTTAGTGACGCAGGAGTTAACTTTTTTGCAGTACCAGATATGAGAGGAAGATTTCCATTAGGATTAGATGCAATGGGAGGCTCAAGTGCTAACAGAGTTACAGATGTTGCTGCAGATAGCATCGGCGGTACAGGCGGTACACAAAACACATTACTAGGAGTTGAAAACTTACCAGAACATGAACATGATATGGAAGGCGATAGTGGTACACAGTATTATGCTACTAGGGTAGGATCAGGCACTCCTACAGATACAGGAGCTATTCAGCTATCAATCACCTCGGGCACACAGGGTACACAAGGTTTAGCTTCAAGTGGTGGTATTAAAACTTCAACATCTTTGGGAACGCCAATGAATACTATTGATCCGTACTTAGCTGTGAATTATATTATATACAGTGGAGTAACAAATACATGAGCTATCAATTAAACAAAACTGACGGAACACTTTTAGCATCATTAATAGATGGGCAAATAGATACAGCTAGTACAAATTTAACATTTGTCGGTAAAAACTATACAGGATACGGGGAAGCATTTAACGAAAACTTTATTAAATTACTAGAAAATTTTAGTAACAGTTCCGCGCCAAGCACTCCACTTACTGGCCAAGTATGGTGGGATTCATCTGCAGGAAGACTCAAAGTATATGACGGAACAGTATGGAAAGCAAGCGGCGGTCCGTTTGTACAAAGTACAGTACCAAGTATGGTTGCTGGAGATTTATGGATAAACAATCTTACAAATCAAGTTTATGCATTTGACGGTACTGATACAATATTAATAGGGCCACAATATTCTGTAGCACAGAAAAAAAGCGGGTTTGAAATAGGAACAATAATAGATAATACAAGTAAATCTCAAACAATAGCACATCTATATGTAGGAGGAATACTTAAAGCAGTAGTAAGTGATCTAGAATTTACTCCAGCATATGAACAAAGAATTTTAGAATTAGTTACAGATGCAAATCCTACTGGTATTATATATCAAGGTTTTAATATAATAGATGTTGATGGATTTCGTTGGAGAGGTGTTGCAAATAGTGCTGCAGGTTTAACAGATGCTCTAGGGCAAACTAGAACTGCTGAACAATTTTTAGCATCTAATGCTAACGATGTTACAACTGGAGCATTAACAATTCAAAACTCTGGTGGTTTAACAATTGGATTGTCGCAAAATAATGTACAAAAGGTTATTGGCGATAGATTTTATATAGAAAATCAGTTGTTAAATCATGATTTAAGTTTACGTGTGCGTTCAAGCGAATTTAACTCCCTTATTGTTGATGCTGTGTATGTTGATGCAAGTGCATCTAGAGTTGGAATATTTACAACTAGCAGATTGCCAGCTTATACTTTAGACGTTGAAGGCGATATAAGGGCTACAGGAAATTTAATTGTACAAGGTACTACAACTACTTTAGATACTGTAACACTTAGAGTAGAAGATAAAAATATAGAATTAGGATATCAATCAGATAGCACAGGCGGAGACGATGTTGGTGCGGACGGTGGCGGAGTTACATTACTGTCAACAGATTCCAACAAAGAAATAAAATGGCTTAATTCAACAGACTCTTGGACATTTAATAAAAATATAGATTTATCAAATACTTCTACAGAAATCAAAATAGGAGGACAAACTAAATTAACAAATACCAGTTTGTCAAACATTTTATATGCAGACGAATTAACAAGAGTAGGTACATTAGTAAGTTTACAAGTTGATTCGATTAATATGGACGGTAATACTATTGCAAATAGTGTAAGTGCTATTAATATTACTGCAAACGGGGGAATTAATCTTACACCTGGAGGTGATATAGCAATTTCAGGTAATCATAAGATTACCGGTCTAAAAGATCCTACAGCGTCACAAGATGCTGCAACTAAAATGTATACAGATGTAGAAATTGCAAACGAAGTTATTGTAATGGGCTTTGATATTACAGGATTAGGTTCAGGTTCAGCACTACAAGCGGCAGTAGCAGGTTACTTAAATGATTTATATCCTGCTACAGCTATTAATAATGGTAAGCAAGCAAAACTGCATTGTACGTCATATGCTAATGCAACAGCTAGTGGAATTGACGTAGATTCTGCAAAAACTATTTCATATATTGCTGTTGATGCTAATGGTACACAGAATGAGTCTGTAGTACAGGATATTGTGTTTGCGGGTGCTAGTGGTAACGTTGCACTTACAGCTACACGTAGTTTAATGAGATATCAATCAAATGGATCAGGATGGGAATGGCAAGCAACTACAGCATACTAAAACAAGTTTGCGAAACGATAAATAACATAAGTAAGTACTATTAGGGGTTACATAAATGGCATATCAAATAGATAGATACAGTAATACGCTTTTAACGAGTGTTGAAGACGGTACCGTTGACCAAACTACCGATTTAAAATTCATCGGTAAAAATTATGCAGGTTACGGTGAAATACAAAACGAAAACTTCCTGTTTTTGTTAGAAAATTTTAGTGGAGCAACAGCGCCATCGAGACCGTTAAGCGGTCAGATTTGGTACGATACTTCAGTTTCAAAATTAAAATTTTATGACGGAACAAAATGGAGAACAAACGGAGGTTCGGAAGCATCAGCTACGCAACCGACAGGATTATCAATAGGTGATTTTTGGTGGGATACTACTAATGATCAACTATATGTTTATAACGGCACAATATTCATACTAGTTGGCCCACAGAACGCAGGCGACGGTGTAACCCAAATGCAAAGCCTCGAAGTTCTTGACACTAACGGTACTCAACGTAATATTATAGCAGGAACTGTAAATGGAGAAACAGTTTACCTTGTGAGCTCTGCAGAATTTGATATAGGTGCTAGTAATACAATTGCAGGATTTGATAGGGTCAAAAAAGGTCTTACACTAGTTAATACAAAGTTAATTGATGACGGTGTTACAAACAGTACCAACGAAGCCGACAAGTATTATTATTATTGGGGCACTGCTTCAAATAGTTTAAAATTAGGTGGCGTAGCAGCTAGCCAATTTATTCAACAAGCAAGTGGTGGTGCAAACACAGTATTCACAACTGCTGTAGAATTTCCAGATGCAGGTATATTAATTGGTAACTCACAAGATTTACAACTCTTTATTGAGAATGGAACAGAAGGTGTTATACAAAATGTAACCGGAAACAACAGTAAAATTAAAATTAAAAATACAAATGGTTCTGGAACAAATACGCATACTATGGATTTTACCTCAGGTGGGTTGATTCCAGCAGCAGATAATACAGTAACTTTAGGAAGTACTGGTTTTAAATGGGCAAATGTGTACGCTTCAAACTTCACAGGAGAAGCTTCGCAAGCTACGGCACTAAGAGTGGGCACAGATTTTAGAACAGCTAGTTCGAGTGCATCAAACAATACTGTAGCAGTTAGAGATGCTACAGGAAATATTGCAGCTAACTTATTCCAAGGTACTGCTACACAAGCACGTTATGCTGACTTAGCAGAAAATTATGCAACAGATCAAGATTATCCGGTCGGTACAGCAATGGCAGTTGGCGGAGAAGCTGAAGCAAGGTCTGCAAACATTGGCGATCATTGTATTGGTGTTATATCAGATAAACCTGCTTACTTAATGAACTCAGATGCTGAAGGTCAAGCAGTTGGCTTAAAAGGTAGGGTTCCGGTAAGAGTTAGTGGTCCTATATCAAAAGGACAAGCAGTGTATGCCTGGAAAGATGGAGTATGCAGCACTATTACAACTAATGCACTAGTCGGAGTAGCACTTGAAACAAGTACTGAAGAAGGTGAAAAATTAGTTGAATGTGTGCTAAAAGTTTAAGGATTTTAACTAATGGCCGATATTACCGCAGCACGATTAAACAACTTACAATCTAGAATTGAGCTCATACTAGGGCAAGGTAGCGGCACCAGCGGTTACGGTCAAACTGTCACAAGCACTCCTGTAAACAATACCAGTGATTTAGTAGATGCTGATCATATTAATAACATTTATACTGATTTGGTAAAATCTAGGATACACCAAGTAGGTGTTACAGAAACTGGCATTAGACAAGTTATTGAAGACCTAAATACTATTGCAGAAGAAACTAGCCAACAAGTTAACGATGATGGCGTGTTAGCAGGCGATGCAGAAGGTACCCTAAAAGGTATTGCCGATTACGAAACGTTAATGAATAGTATTGAAACTGACAAGCTTTTAGTACATCCTACACAAGCAGCATTAGAACCTAAAATTACAAGCACACGTACAGCCACATGGAACGGGTTAATATATCATGTATTTACAGTAACATTTGATGACGAACCACATAGAAGACATTTCTTTAATGCAGGCGGAGAAATAAGATTATCAGCTAATAACACTGGAGCAGCTACACCTAAAGGATTAGACTGGGCTGCACTATGTGGTGAAATAGGTGTGATTAAATTTGCATCAACGGTAACTACTGCTACGGGATCAGGACAAGGTTATGCAATAGGTAATAACAGTTTAACATCATCATATCAAACAGTTTTCTTAAAAACAGGATCAGGAAGCTACAGCGGAGTTTATGCAGGAAACCTGTACACTATTAAAGCAAGAACAGCAAATAACCAAACAATAGAATTTAGAGTAGAATTTAACGATGTTGTCACAGATAATCAAATTGATAATAATGTTGACGGTACACTTACAAGCACAGTTCAGCAGTATAGAGCTGTAGGTGCAACTAGTGTTACAGTTCCTACACCAACTTATTTTACTACAGTACAATTAAGCGGATTTGCTGTACCGCAGGACAATAATACACCTACTTACACAATTTCTACAGTG